ATTTCAAGCAGCCCCTCAAATGTTTCACAGGTTCACCAGGGCCAACCGTAATAGGTTGAAACCTGGGGGCGCCCGTGTGGATTATGAGGTTGCCCGTCACCATGGTGATGAATTCGACGAGGTTGTTGAACAACATGGGTGTTTGCATGTCATCCCAGTTAGGGACTACGTGCCTAGAGTGCCCCAGTCATTTGATGATTTTGCTGCTAACCTCGATTTGGAGGTAGCAGGGCCCCTGAATCAGACAGGGCCTATCATCGAGGGCGCGATCCCTGTTGTCACCTCCAGCAAGTCTTTCGATTCTTATTTGGCCGCGTTTGATAAACGCAGTAACTCCCAGCCAGATAAAGATGACGATTGCACGCCCGAGTTCATGCGCACAGCGCTGTCCTTATGGGATGGTGTTGCTAAGCGGGTCGACTTCGAAGCATTTGATGTAGATGAGTCAGTTTTTGATCGCTGGTTGAGTAAGATGGATCCGCCAAAGCAAGCCCGCATGAGGAAAGCATTTTTGGAGCTTTTCGAATGCGAGGATGATCCTGAATACCTCGGCACAAAAACTCTTTCGGTAAAGGTTGAATCCCTCCTTAAGCGTTATGACAACAAGTGGGCGCCCCGGCTGATTTACGCCGGCAACGACCACTTTAACGCTTTGACGGGGCCAGTAGCAATGGTACTTTGCGAACGCCTCGTGGAATGTTTTTCAAGGACGAGTCTGGGACCAATTCACTACAAGATGGCTTACAAATGTCAAGACGTAGAATTGGCCCAACATCTTCGGGACGCCCAGGAAAGTGGGTATACCGAGTGTTTTGAGGCTGACTTCAGTGCGAATGATCTCAGGCAACGTAAAGGTGCAAGCGTTGTTTTTGATAAGTTTTGCGAAATTGTTGGGGCACCGTCTTGGTTCCGCAAGTTGTTAATCGACATGCGACACTTTAAGACGGTGAACTTTGAGTTTGGACACCGTGCGCAGCTGAGCCACCAGCTGCCCACCGGGACGACGATAACCACCCCACGCAACAGCGTGTGGAATGCAACCATCGAGTCTGTTTTTGCAGTTAAATCTGGAAACAGTGCTTCGGCAGTCATCTTGGGTGATGATTACTTGGGGATGCACAAGTTTGCAGTGTTAATAAGTCGAATCGAGGCTTGGGTGGCGGCCCATCCGAAGATGAAGCTTACTGCATCTTGTCCACAGCTACAAGGCGAGGCAACTCTCCTAAGCAGACGCATATGCGTGGATGTAGATGTACCTTGCATGATGCCTAAATTAGGCAAAGCGCTGGCCAGGTTTAATGTACGTGTATCACCAAATCCTAATTTGTCGGATTCGGCATACATGGCTGGCAAGGCGTTGAGCTACGCTTATGAATTTAGGCATTTTCCGCTTTTAAGGGATATCTTTTTGGAACGTTACGGTATGGAGGAGGACAAGGCATTGTTGTCCATCGATGAGGTCAGTTGGTTTACCCGCACATCTGGTGCTCCCAGCATTGCATCGCTCGAAAGGTCTATTTCGGAAGAAAAAGTCCTTTGCAGCGAGGATGTCACTAGGGAGTTCTTGATGGATGCATATGGTGTGACCTTCGGCTTGGTCGATTGTTTAGCAATAATGAATCGCGTGGTTACCAACCGCGATTTGGCAATAGTTGATGCCCCTCAAGCACTCTGTGTAGACTGGGAATAATTACCGTCTTGATTTAGGTTACGGACGCCGGCATTCACACTGGTACTCCCAGGGTTATCTGGTGAGTCAGGCCCTACGGATGGGCCAAC